CCGGCACCAGCACCGGCTTCTCCACCTAGCGCAGTAGAAGATGCAGCGGTTGCTAAAGCCGAAGCAGCAGCACCTAAAAAGAAAGCTGCACCAAAGAAAAAGGCAGCTCCTAAAGCTGCACCAAAGGTTACTAAAGCTGAACTAGGTAAACTTACAAAAGCTCAACTCGAAGAGCGAGGTCGCGAAGCGGGCGTTGAGTTAGACAAGCGCAAAAAGAAAGCTGATCTTGTCGAAGAACTTTATAAAAACTTGAAATAATATTTGTTATAATTTAACGTTAAAAATATAACAGGAGAATAACAATGGCACTATGGGGAAAGACAGACACGTTGGCTGATGCGCCTAAGTGGTTGGAAACCGCAGCTGCTAACCCAAACAAGTCTAACGATATGGATAACGCCGTATTTGTTGACTTAACGGAAGCAGGTATTGCAGCTAACCGTGCAAAAGGTCTTACTGGTCCAGGCTGGTGGTTATATCATACATCTAACGGCCGTCATTACGCAGAATGCTTGGTACCTATGAAAGTATCTGCAGGTGATGCTGGTGACTTAGGTGTGACAGGTGATACTGCGGTCGAAGACGCAATCGTAGCCGACAGCTAATAATATAGTTTCATTTTTACACTATGAAATTGACGGAATCGACTTTCGTACTATATGCGATGAAGCACTATGATAATCCTCAGTGCACTGATGTGTCAGAGTTTGACGAGGATATGAAAAGGTTTCAGTATTTAAGAAAGCTTTTTAGTAGATATCGTATTGATAACGACTTAAAAGAAAGATTAATACTAAACCATCTCATAGTGCTATACAATGTTTTTGGTCCTGATGCGACAAACATGTTGTTTATGAGATTGCATGAGTATCATGAATATTTGAAACCCTTTGTGGAATATTTAAACTATATGCCACGGGTAATTATGTTTGATGATGTCGTCATAAACACTGAAAGTATTGACTCGGATGAAGCTATAATCCAAAGGCTGAGGGAAATATAAATGGTTGTAGATCTTTTTTTAGTTTACTCTTTTATCAAGCGGCTAGTTACGCCCTTTGATAAATGGGATGCGTATAAAGAAGGTATCATCGACAAAGATGGTAAGATCTTAATTAGTCGCAAAGATTTTACCAAAAAATCTCAAAGAGAAGCCTTTGGTATTTTTGATAAGTTGATACTTAACATTAAGAAACTACTTGCTAAGCTCCCAGGCGGACAAACTCGCTTGGGAACTTATGCTGCTGCGCTATGGCTCATTAAAGAAGAAGCTCGTATAGAAGAGTCTCAAATGCTTAATGAAAACTTCGATCTCAATGATGACGATATCGATAACATGCTCAAAGCTTTCATGGAAGAATATCCTGATTTATTTGAGAAAGTCGAAGACGTTGAGGAAGATGCCCCAACTGTAAATGTCGGTGGTGGTGCCATTGCTGGTTTAGGTGTAGGTCCTCAGGGCGAGCCTGGATTAACGCCGAAACAACAGAAAAAGTATAAGAAGAAAAACTTTAAAGATTTTAAAAAGGGCATAAAATGAATCAAGAAAGTAGAGAAAGAGTATTCGAACAACTTAAAATTGACGAAGGTGTCGTAAATGAAATCTACGAAGATCACCTTGGATATGCAACCTTCGGAGTCGGGCACTTGGTCCTTGAATCAGATCCTGAGCACGGAGAACCAGTGGGAACACCAGTATCTGAAGAACGAGTACGAGAGTGCTTTGAGAAGGATCTCGATACAGCAATCGGAGAGTGTGTTGTTTTATACGGCGACGCCTGGGAAGATTTTCCTGACGAAGTACAGGAAGTCTTGGTCAACATGCTCTTCAATCTTGGACGTCCACGTTTAAGTAAGTTTAAGAATTTTAACACCAAATTACTAGAGGGCGATTGGGCAGCTGCTGCGCCAGAAGGTCGTGATTCTATTTGGTATCGCCAAGTCGGCAATCGAGCTGAGAGGTTGATGGCGAGACTAGAAGCAATATAAATATACAGACTAGATTAAATCCTCAAGGAGAAACAAACATGTCTATTGAAAAAATCATCGCGGAAGCGATTGACAACAATCCTCTTCAGCTCAAGGAAGCTTTTGAAGAAGAAATGAATGCGCGTATCCGTACTGCTCTCGAAGAAAAGTACAGAGAAATGACCGAAGCCAAAGTCAACGAAGATGATGACGAAGACGAAGATGATGAAGATCATGAAGAAGAAGATCATGATGATGACGAAGACGAAGACGAAGATGACGACGACGATATGGACGAAGCAGCTTGTGTTCGTGAAATGAAAAAGCTTCAGGCATCAAATTGTTCGAAGACTGAAATGTACAAGACGTGTGCAGAAAAGTATGGCTGCAGCAAATCAAAGTTTGAAGGTCTATACGCCCAATATTGCAAGTAATAACTTATGATTCAGGTGAAGTTGTTTGCTAATAAAATTTGGAAGGGGATAGTAGCGGTATTAAAGGGAATCCTTACCGTACTACTATCTCCTTTTAAAGGCATCCATTGGTTATGGAAGTGGTGGACAGCTAAACCTACTCATAAAATTACTGTATCTTATGATTCTAAGTTTGGCAATAAAGATGACGTCGTGTATGAAGGCGTTAAAGTCATTAGTAAGCAAACTTGGAAAGAACTCGTTTTTGTTACTGCCGAAGAAAAGGTTGTTCATATTCGAGCAAACGCCGGATTAAATTATCGTATTGAGGAAGAGTGATGTATCAGATATTTTTTGTAATCATACTTGCTTTAGGCGGTGCAGCCGGCTGGTTGTATCAACAAAATCAAATACTCGAAGCAAATAACACTATCTTAAAAGGTAATGTTGTACAGCTCGAAGGTGCTGTTGAACAACAAAAAGAAGCCATGGCTGCAATGAAAGAGTCTTTCGAAAAACAAGCAGCTGCACTAAATAACCTACAACAACGTAACTCTGAGATTAACGCTGAAAAGGATCGCTATATGGCAATCTTTCAACGTCACAATCTCGACAAGCTCGCGCTTATGAAGCCGGGTCTTGTTGCTAATCGAATGAATAATGGTACCAAAAAAGTTTTTGAGGAGATAGAGAATGATAGCAAGGGGATTGCTGCTCTTAACGACAATCAGCCTAATTAGTGGTTGTTCTGTACTTGGTAAGTGGGGCTTCGGCGCAGAACCGGAAAAAGTAATTGAAGTTGTTACTAAGCCGGTTGAAATCGAAATCATTCAGCCTAATATGCCTCGACCTCTTCAACTACAAAGTCCTACTTGGTATGTAGTATCTGAAGCACCTGTTGCTAATCCTTGTAAACAAGTACCACGCCTCGATGAGAATGGCGAGCCTCTCCTTAAAGAAGATGGTACACCTCAACTACGTCGTCCTAAAGCATGTGCTCAGGAAGACAAAGAAAATCCTAACCAGCCCGAAGGGTACACTTACCTTGACAAGTTTATCGATGATATTAAGGTCGCAACCGGTGGAGATATCCTCTTCGTTGCATCGACCGTAAAGGATTATGAACTTATGTCAGGTAACGTTCAAGAGCTTCGTAGGTACATACGTGAACTCGGAGAGGTGATCGTGTACTACCGCGAAGTTACTACTAAAAAGCCAGAAGAAGTAACAGAAGAAAAGGCGGAATCAAAACCCACCCAAGAATAAATAGTTGACATGCTACCCATGTTGTGGTAGAATAGATTCCCTTGGAGGAATGAATGTCGACTGAATCCGACCTTAAGACCGACATCGCTTTAATCAAAAAAGATGTCAAACAAATCGAGAAATTTTTTGATAAAGTAGACGCTGTCATGACTGAAATGTCAGATATGACTAAGAGTCTTGCTGTGCAGCAACAAATTCTCGAACATTTTTCATCTAAACTCGAAGACCTCGAAGAACGGATGGAAGAGCATAAAGCTGAAGACATCGAACGTACTCGAGTCCTTCATAAGCGCCTCGCCGAGTATCGTGATTCGTCAAAGGAAGATCATAAGAGACTGAGTGATCAAAGCGCAGAAAATCGTAAACTCCGCAATCAAGAGATCATGGCTGAACTTGCCAAACTCAACGGCAACCTTGAGACTCGCATGGATGATCTTAAGCGCAACACAGAAGATCAAGAAACCCGGATACGTAAAATCGAAAATGCTAAGTGGTGGTTAATAGGCGCCGCTGCTGGTTTGACCTTCGTGATCAATATGCTAATCAAAATGGATATTTCTTCATTTATCAGTTGACATTTGCACTCCACGGTGTTATAATCTTTCTACCAACTTAAACCATACTGGTTCTTTATATTATGTTAGATTTTGTAGATCTTCAATACGCTCAAACGCTAGCCGGCCGGCTAGACAACTTTAAAATACGTAGTACTAATCCTTATAAGATTAACTTCAGATGTCCTATTTGTGGTGATTCCCAAAAGTCTCGTTCAAAAGCTCGTGGTTGGCTCCTCGAGCGTGATAGCGAGTTCTTCTATTATTGTCACAATTGTGGGGCTAGTCAATCTTTTTCTTACTTTCTTAAGAACATTGACCCTATGGCATTCAATGACTATGTGGCAGATAAGTTCATTAAGAAGTCAGATGCCAACACGAAACCTATACTTGAGACAACTAAATTCGAAGCTCCCAAGTTCGAAAAAAATCCGCTAAAAAGTATAAAAAAAATCTCACAATTGAACTGGAATCATCCCATCAAGAAATATATAGAAAAGAGGAAGATTCCAGCGAATCAACACTATCGTCTTTACTACACACCAAAGTTCAAAGGATGGATCAACAGTATCGTCCCAAACAAATTCGAAAAGGTAGGGAAAGACGAACCTCGACTTGTGATTCCTTTTTTAGATGATAAGAAAAGAGTATTTGGTGTATCTGCCCGTGGGTTTGATCCTAACGGTATCAGATACATCACTATCATGTTCGATGATCGTCCTAAGATCTTCGGACTAGATACTGTTGATTTCAATCGTCAATATTACGTAGTAGAAGGTGCCATTGATAGCTTTTTCGTAAAAAACTCAGTGGCCATGGCCGGCGCTGACGGTAATACAAGCGCCCTATTGCGTGCTTCAGAAAACGCGGTTTTTGTTTTCGACGCTGAACCTCGTAATCGAGAAATACATAAAAGGATGGAAAAAATAATCGATGCCGGCTATAAGATTTGTATATGGCCTTCAAATGTACCCGGCAAAGATATTAATGAAATGTACCTAAATGGTTTAACTAATGTAGAGAGTGTTATTAGAGAAAATGTATTTAAAGGACTCGAAGCAAAATTGAAATTTATGGAATGGAGAAAAACATGAAAGCGCGGCTAATTAGCTATTCACAGCCTGCAGAAGATCTAGCAAACGAGGGAGTGCATGATGCACAAGACCTCATTGCTTTCTGCGCGCGAGTATCGAACCCCACTAATCAACTCAATATGGAAACAAGCGAAAAGCTACTTGGCTATCTCGCAAAACACGCTCATTGGAGTCCGTTTGAAATGGTGAGTGCATGTATTGAAGTTGAGACAACACGAGATATTGCTCGACAGTTTTTAAGACACAGATCATTTTCTTTTCAAGAGTTTAGTCAGCGTTATGCTGATCCTGCATTGATGGGAGAGCAATTTGTTCTTCGAGAAGCTCGACTACAAGATATGAAAAATCGTCAAAATAGCGTAGAGACAGAAGACGACCTCATTAAAGTACATTGGGCAGCAAGACAGCAACGAGTTATTGATGAAGCAAAAAACGCTTACAATTGGGCCATCAACAATGGTATCGCAAAGGAACAAGCTCGGGCTGTGTTGCCTGAGGGAAATACTATTTCTCGTTTATACGCAAATGGAACAATTCGTTCTTGGATTCACTTCATTCAATTGCGAAGCGGAAATGGTACACAAAAAGAACACATGGAACTTGCAAGAGAGATCGCCTGCGTGATTACGAAAGTATTCCCACTTGCCGAGTCTTATGTAGCAGAATAAAAACAAGGAGATTAACATGCAGCATTTAGGTGTCGAAATCAATACCGGTAGAGATAAGCTGTTGTCAGAACAATCATTTAAACTATTAAAGGATTACTATTGTCGAGAAGACGAAAGATCCCCTCAAATGGCTTTTGCTCGTGCTGCAGTTGCTTTTTGTAATGGTAACATGAACCTAGCTCAACGCGTCTATGACTATGTTTCAAAGGGCTGGTTTATGTACTCTTCTCCGGTTCTTTCGAATGCTCCGATTAAAGGCGAGCCTATTAAGGCATTGCCTATTAGCTGTTTTCTTGCTTACGTGCCAGATACACTTGATGGCCTCATCGACCATAGTAACGAATTACGTTGGTTGTCTGTAAAAGGTGGCGGTGTCGGCGGTCATTGGTCTGATATCCGAGCAGTAAGTAAGAAAGCACCAGGCCCTATGCCATTCCTTCATACAGTTGATGCAGACATGGTAGCATATCGACAAGGACGTACGCGGAAGGGTTCGTACGCGGCATACATGGATGTTGACCATCCTGATATTACCGAGTTCATTAATATGCGTATTCCTACTGGTGACGTAAACCGTAAGAATCTCAACCTACATCACGCTGTTAACATTACTGATGAATTTATGAAAGCAGTAGAGTCAGGTTCTCAATGGGATTTGCGTGATCCTCATGATAAGACAGTACGTGAAACAGTTTCAGCTCGTAAAGTCTGGGAACATATTCTCGAGACTCGTTATCGTACTGGTGAACCATACCTCAACTTTATCGATACTGCTAACCGTGCTTTACCAGAAGCTCAGAGAGCAAAAGGTATGAAGATTCGAGGATCAAATCTATGTAATGAGATTCACCTTGTGACCGATGAAAATCGTACAGCGGTTTGTTGCTTATCTTCGGTTAACCTTGAAATGTATGACGAGTGGAAAGATACTTCTATGGTCAAAGACCTTATAGTATTCCTTGACAATGTACTACAATTCTTTATTGATCATGCAGGTGATGAAATTAGTCGAGCTCGTTACTCGGCTCAACAAGAGCGCTCACTAGGTTTAGGTGCTATGGGAATGCACTCGTATTTCCAACGACACCGTATTCCTTTTGATAGTCCAGAAGCTATTAAGCGCAATGAGGAAATCTTTAGTTATATTAAAGCAAAATCCGTAGAAGCAACTCTTGAAATGGGTAAGCGTCGTGGTGAAGCTCCTGATATGGAAGGGACTGGTCGTCGTAATGCTCACATGCTTGCCATTGCTCCTAATGCAAACAGTTCTATGATTGTAAATACATCACCATCTATTGAACCATGGAAAGCAAATGCATTTACTTCACGAACACGAGTGGGTTCTCACCTAAATAAAAATCCGTACCTCGAGGAAGAACTCGAGCGTATCGGCAAAAATACAGACGAGGTCTGGAGCATGATTATCACTAACGGTGGGTCTGTTCAGCATCTCGACTTTTTAGACGATCACATCAAAGAAGTATTCAAAACTGCTATTGAACTCGATCAACTCGCATTGATTCGTTTAGCAGGTGATCGACAGAAATATCTATGCCAAGGTCAATCGCTAAACATCTTCTTCCCAGCTGGAGCAGACAAAAAGACCATGCACCAAGTGCATTATCAGGCATGGAAACAAGGCTGTAAAGGACTATACTACCTACGCACAGAAACCTCTAATAGGGCAGAGAATGTCGCTCAGAAGGTAGAACGTGAGAAACTAGACGATATTATTAATCCAAACACAATTAATTTTAACAACGGCACAGAAGAATCTCAGGATGAATGTGTCGCATGTCAAGGATAAGGAATAAAGATGGAAGTACTTATTTACACAAAATCAAATTGCCCGTTTTGTGAGAAAGCCAAAGCGTGGTTTACACAGCATGGTTATGGTTACACACAAATTCTTCTTGATGATGAAGAACAACGTCTAGCATTTTATCAACGTGTGTCGAACGGTAAAGAAGTCCGTTCGGTTCCACAAATTTTTATCGATGATAAGCATATCGGTACCTATAATGATTTGATGGCGATTGCCGATAAGCTTGTTAAAAAGCAAGGTGGACTCCTCGAGTTTTCTGAAACCTACAAGCCTTTCCATTATCCTTGGGCTGTAGAGATGACAACTCGACACGAAAAAGCTCACTGGATCGAGGACGAGCTTGACCTATCAGAAGACGTTTCTGATTGGAAGGGTGGAAAGATTACTCCTACCGAGAAAGAATACATCACTAACATTCTACGTTTGTTTACTCAGTCTGATGTTGCAGTCGGTCAAAACTATTATGACCAATTCATTCCTCGTTTTAAGAACAACGAGATTCGTAATATGCTCGGCTCGTTTGCTGCCCGTGAAGGTATCCACCAACGTGCTTATGCTCTATTGAACGAGACTCTTGGTTTACCAGATAGTGAGTACCATGCATTCCTTGAGTATGCAGAAATGGCTGACAAAATCGAGTATATGCGCAAGGCAGATACAAACACTCTCAGAGGGCTTGGATTGTCACTGGCTAAAAGCGTGTTCAACGAAGGTGTAGCTCTATTCGCTTCGTTCGTGATGCTCCTGAACTTCCAGCGTTTCGGTAAAATGAAAGGCATGGGTAAAGTTGTTGAGTGGTCTATTCGAGACGAGTCTATGCATGTTGAAGGTAACTCGAAATTGTTCAAAGCTTTTTGTAAGGAGCATAGCCGAGTTGTCGA